TGTGTATCATTAGCTTGAAAGAAAGAAAGACTATCGAAACTTCCGAAATCGCCTATGTGTATTATATAATCAGGTTTAGTTTTTTTAATATGTTTAGCGATCCACTTAAATCGATCCTGTGGTATATGAGGACTATCATGAGTATCCCCTATTACTAGGACTTTGTGTCCTGAAAACTTCATAGCTATTTATAAGCTATCATATTCAACCTTGTCTAGAATTTAGTTTTATATACCATTAGCTTTGGAATAGGAAATGACTCAAAAGGTAAACAATGAGCATCTACTCTTGTAAACCTTTTATATGATTCTGGTTTACTTTCGTAGATATTCATAAATTCAGCTAATTGCTCATAACATTCATGTTCTGTTTTAAATATTGTTGCTTCATATTTAACACTAGGCATAGATGGTGTATGAAGAAAGGCAATTAAAAGCCAAACTTTAAAACCCTCCATCATTTAGAATACTTATCTTCTATAATTTTGTAGATTTTTAAATTACCTTCTGAATCTTCTCTAAGTTCAGCTTTAACCTTACCACATTCATAACGAATACGATTTGTTCTGTTCTCTGCCAAATTCCTCTCTGCCTGCCTTTTAGCTTTTAGGCACTCTGATAATCCGTCTGTCATCATATGGCCGTCAAGCGACCCATTAACAAACATACATAAACTAAACACATACTCAATGACCATTTCCGTTCTCCCTCACTTTATCTTTTAATTTTTCAACATCTGATTGTAACTTCATTACCTGATCTTTTAAAAAATCGATATTCACTTTATTATGCATACCTCCTTCAAGCTGCTGTGTATGCTTTTCTACCTGTCCAGCAATATGTTCTATTAACATAAACTGTTCATTATCAGCAGGAAGTGAACCCATTTCACCTCTAGGCCATTTAATTCTAAACTCAGTATTTTTTTCTACATCAGCTACCATTAACTTACCTTGAGTCTCAATATTATTTAGGCGTTCAATAATTCCGAAGTAGGCCCATACAGCTGTAGCTGTTGCTCCTAATAAACCAATAAGATTTTTAAGAGGTAGTCCTATTTCTGTTTTATCAGAGACACTTGGCACTATGCCCCACAGTTCTCACATTCATCAGGACACTTACAATCTGCTTTTGTTTCAGCACCACAATCAGGACAAGGATTAATCATTAGTCTGTTAAAGGAAAAAAGAAAGATAATCTTAAATAGTAGGCACCATCCCCACTATTACTTGGACTTCCAACTTTTATATTCCCATTACTTTCTACATATATTACATCAGTTGAATCTGCTTGATAACCAATACTACTTGCAACATATTTTGTTGATGCTGGTCTATAACCACTAGGTAAAGTTCCAACTACCATATTGTTATCTGGTGTAGAACTTCTTGAACAATGGCATATAACATAAACTACATTTTGCATTTTCCAAACTATGTTTCTAGTATTACCAGTTCCTTGAGCAGAATAACTATTATCAAAAGTTATATTAGTAAATGTTGTAGCTGTTTCTGCATTATTAAAACCAGATGTTAAAGCTGTGCCACCATTAGCTACTGGTAAAGTGCCTGTAACTTTAGCTGTTAAATCAATACTCCCTGCTAGACCTGCGTTTTTTACTGTTGTTAATGCCATGTTATGCTTCCTTTGGTATATCTGATTTTACTTTAGCAATAGCATCTTTCCAATTTGTTGTACCATTCACATTATCCCAATATTGCATATCTAATTGTTCTTGTATTGAAGGGTATGCTTCTGCTCTGTCTCTTTGATATTTATTGTTATCATATGCTGTTTGTAATTCTGCCATTTTTGTTTTTATATCTGCTCTTGATATTTCTGAAGAACTCCAAGTTAACACAGCCGTATCAATATCTTCTCCAACAACTGATACTTGTGCTTTTTCATCAATTTTTAAAATTGCTTCTATAATAGTTATCATGCTGCAACCTCCATCAAAATTATATTTGATTGATTACCATTTTGTTGTGATTTAACTGTTGAACTTGATTCTGGTTTCATTTGGCTTTTATATACCAAGCTAGATGTAGAAGAAGGTGTATCTAAAATATTAAAAGCTAACATTGTGCTATGTGCTAAATCACTTCCTGTTTGTTGCATATTAATTGTCCAGTTGTTAGGAGTAAATATTGTTGTACTATCTCTTAATACATTTACTTGCGCTCTAGCAAGTGAACTTGATCTAGTAATCATAAAATGTTGAGCTACTAAAACAAGAATTTTATTTGATGTGCTGGTAGGAGTAATAGACGCTGTTAATCCTGTATCTGTAAAACTGCCACTTGTTGTAGTAGAAACTTCTGTTGTAGTGCTTCCTTGCACAATTTGTAAAATTTTACCTTTACCAATATTATTTGTTGTAAGTGTACCAGAACCATCAGAAACTAAAAGATTGTTTCCTCCGCTGTCTTGTATTGTATCAACTTTCAGTATTGAACTCATATCTTAGCCTTTTGGGTTAGCGTCTTTGATAGCTGTAATTCTAGCCTTCCAAGCGTCTATATCTTTATAGATCTCATCAAGCTGATCACCAATGTCACCATACTCTGCTTTACGAGTAGCTCTAACCTGATTGTTAGATTCCTCTGTATTACCAGCAGATTCATAACTAGCTAGTTGTTCATCAGTTGGTTTATTTAAACCATCGATACTCCAGCTCTTTATGTATGGCCCATTACCATCGCTGTCGTCTTGTAAAATAACATTGTTTCCGAAATCTGCAACCTTACTGTTGGCTTCACAATACAATTTTACTTTCGTAGATAATTGTGCCATTATGCACCTCCTCTATTTATTGTTAAACTCATTCTATTATTTTAAAACCTCCAAATTGAGAATATCTTCCATTACCTGTGCCATACATATTCCAACTACCGCCATCAGTATCCATTCTGCAATAAACACCTACTGTATCGTTAGCACTTAAACTTTTAATACCCATAACATTAATATCAAACCTGTTAGCATCAGCATCAGTACTATTAAATTTATAAAAAGTTAGTGCTGTTCCATCATTTGAACTATTGTGTGACAATCCAATAGTGAATGTACTTCCAACAGAAGAACCTCCTCCATCAACATTTTGAATAGCGTAAAAAAAATATTTTCCTGCTGATGGTGCTGTAAATAATCCTGTTGAAGTATCATAAGCATTATTAGAGTCATATATTTCGCTATTAAAAATTCTTTTAGTTTCTGTGTTGTCTGATAAACTGCTTTGGTCACTTGTTCCATGTGCAAGAAATGTTGGTGTCATATTTCCACCAACCCCTGTTTGTGTTGCATTAGATAAATCCATTGTTGCACCTGAAGGCACAGAAATTGTATCGCCAGATTGTCCAAGTGTGATTGTACCTGTTCCTGTTCTTTTTAATATTGTATCTACTTTTAATGTACTCATGTTATTATTTTATGCCCCCAAAATGCTGAATAATCATTTCTAGCGTTTGCATTAGAACTATCATTGTGACCTTGTTGTCCATAAACTTCAACATAGTCTCCTGCGTTTAAATAAAGTATAAAACTTGTACTTGTCATAATATTTCTATGACCAGAAGAAGAGCCATTATTATAATGGTCAAATACATTTGAGCCACCTCCACTTACATTTATGTCACTTCCATTTAATTTAAACTTTAACCAAGCAATCATTTGTTTACTGTTAGCACTAGCTTCAAAACAAATTTTAGCACCAATTTGATAATAACCAGTTTTTCCACTTGGCACAGTCATACGATAATTTGTTGAAGGATCATAACAACTTCCAATATCATAAACCTCTTTATCAAATTCTAATTTTGTCATAACTTCATGGCTTAAACTTTGATTTCCATTTAAACAAGCAAACCATAAAACATCTGAAACTGCACCAAAACCTGTTGCAGTACCAGAATTTGTTATTGTTGCTCCACTAGGAATTGTAATCGTATCGCCAGAGTCTCCAACTTGTAAAGCTGTGCCAGAACTCGGACTTAATTTATTTGCTTGTATTTCACTCATAATATAACCATAGTTGAAGAAGCTGGTATTGTCAAAGTACCAGTTACAGTTATAGGCCCAGCCACTAAAGCATTACGACCACTTGTTATTGTTATATCAGCATAGCTAGTAGGATTTTCCATATAATAGGTACTAGATAGTTTACTAGCAGCTACTGTTCCATCTGAAGGTGTACCTGTATCTACGCTTTCACCCATAGCTATAATAAAATCTATATCCCCACTTGCAACACTGACGCCATTAAAATCAATGGTAGACCCTGAAACCGTATATGCGGTTACTGGCTCTTGAATAACACCATTAATAGACACCATTAAATTTTGTGCAGCACTAGGATCATAGTTAGCTGAATTGTGTTGTAATGTATAACTTGTCGCAGGTGTACTTCCTGATACTGATAGGATTTTTCTGTCACCTATATTTAAATCTCGGCCTATATAACTCATGTATTATCGCTATCCCAAGCGTCTTGTAATGCTTTTAATCCATCAGTACATTCTTTCTCAGTAGGTTTACTTCCACCATCATGTACTATTAAGTTAGCATAAATTTTATTTTTACTGTCTGACCAACCAAACCATTGACCTTTTCTAACATTTACTAAATAATCTTCTATATGTTCTGGTCTCATTTTACGTTGCTCCTAATTTCATAAACATAGCGTATGTGCCATTTTGATTTGAGTCAGTTTGAACATAATGATTGTTGTCTTGACTCGTAGTATTAAAACGAACTTTTTGATTACTTGTATCAGTAATATCAAATAATTTTTTAACACTACACATTTGATAAGTAGCATTATTTTTAATACTGGCATAAGCAAAAGCAGCATTATTATAATCACTATTATTTGTTGTGTATTGAATTTGTGCTAAAATATAATCATTATCAGCCGCACCTGAACTAAATTGCATATTAAAAGTTACTAAATAATATCCAGTAGAAGGAAAAGTAAATATACCACTAGATTGACTCATACCAGTACCAATATAACCATTTAAATCTGTATCGTCTCTTTCCCAGTTAGACGCAATAGGTGTAGTATTTCCTTGAAAGTTACTTGTTACTCTCCATGTGTCAACTTCGGTAAGACTACCTCCATTAACAAAACCAGAAGTTAAACCTGTTCCACCATTAGCTACTCCAAGTGTACCTGATTGTTTTGATAAATCCAAAGTTGTAAAAGGCATTATTCACTCTCCTGTATTGTATTACCATCTGCTACCCATTGAAGAATATTTTGATAGTCTGTGTTTTCATTATCTATTGGAACTGATAAAATTTTAGTTGTGTTACCTTCACTTGGATAAGTAACTTTTACTGAAATATTAACACCATCCCTTGCAATATATTTTAAAGTACAATTTTCAAACATTATAACTCCGCTGTATAAGATATTTTAGATGAAGAATTATTTGTATACATAATTCCTCCATCACCTGAATTTGAACTCATAGAGGTAAATAGTAATTGAGTACCATTAAGCATTGCTCTATCAATAGATACATTACTTCCTGTTACACTTTCTACATTACCATCTTCTCCATGACTATAATAATTACTTCCAGTATTTATTTCTAAAGTAGGTGCTGTTCTCATTGTTGTTGGAAAATTGTGCATCACTACAACTTCATTTGAATTATAGGAAGCTGCTATGCCTAGCATTTTATTACTACCTTCTACATAATTTAAATAATATCTCTGACACCTAGCTAAATTATCTCCATAACTTTCATGTTGGAAAGGTGGTAAAGTAGAAGAAGTATATTCGCCTACTTCTAATTGTATTCCTGTAATTGCCCAGTCATTCGCTGTGTTATCTTGAATATTTAAAGTACCACCAGCATTTACTTTAGTATTATCTTGTGCTTCCCAAGTACCATGATTTGCTGTACCACTATCATAGTTACTACCACTATCTAACCACCAATTTATATTTAAACTTTTTCCGTTATCATCATCAAAAGCACCTGTCGTATCTGCACCAAATACACAAACCTTATGTTCCCATGTATTTGCACTAGAAATTGTATAGGATTGTGTGCATTGTCTATTTGAATTATCTTTATCTTTGAGTTGAATATTTCCAGTACCTGTTTTACTTGATTTAACCCAAAAAGCTAAAGTAAACTTTTCTGCATTAGATGTACCTTTTTTAAATACTTGTAAATCTTGACCTTCTAAATTGTATTGTAAATACATATAATCGCTTGCGGCAGGAGAAGCATCAGCTACTGCACAATCTACTCTCCATGCGTTTCTAAAACCATTATCAAAAGCATTACCACTCGTTAAACTTTCTTGTTGTAGTCTACCTTCTCCCATAGAAGAAATTGCAAAATACATTCTATCAACTCTGTAATAACCACCACTACTTTCATCTGTTGCTGAAGTACCTCTTTGTGATACGGCACAATTTCCATTTATAATTAATGGCTTTGCATTAGGTCTTAAACTTGGAACTACACCACTAGCAATTTTACCAGAGGTTACAGCACCATCATTTATTTTAGCTGTGGTTACTGCATCATCTTGTAAAGCACTTGTTCCAACACTTGCATCATTAGGAACTACTGAACCATATGTTCTTCCAAGATAAGCTACTTCTACTATATCACTAGATACTAGAGTACCTCCTAAAGTTAAGGTAGTACTGGAAACAGAATAATTTGTATAATCCTGTTTGACCCCATTTACCCAAACTAAAATATCATTAACTGAACTAACAGCATAAGAAAGAGTAACAGTCGTACCAGTCGTACTGGTAAATCTATCTTTCCTTACGCTGTCATAAGCAGTTTTAGGTTTTACTCCAATATAACTCATCTTATGAACTTATTGCGTCTACGACAGAAACCCAAGCGTCTACACTTGAAGCTGTGTCAGATTTTACTTTTAATGCGTCACTGTTTTGCACTACTACTTTTCCTGTTCCTAATACTTGTAAAGCTCCGCCAGTTGCTATTGGAGCTCCTTTAACTAGGTAAATATCATTTGATCCATCATTAATATATACATCAACATTAATAGCTGCTGTATGAACATTAGTAACATGAATACCTACCACAGTATCATAGGAATTAGCAGTGAACACAGTAGCCGCACTTGTACCTACATTGTTAGAGGTAAATCGTCTAAAATTCTGTGCCATTATATCTCCTTATAAAGCTACACTCATGGCGATTGCAAAACCAGCAGAAGCAAAACTACTTGCATCTACTGCGGCAGTTTGCCATGAACTGCCATTGTAAACTTTTAATTCGTTAGCTGAAGTGTTAAAATACAAATCACCAGTTGTCAATGCATCACCATCATTGTCTGCACTAGGATCAGATGATTTAGCACCTAAGTATGTATCATCAAAATTATCGGCTGCTGCCTCTGCTGCTGCTTGAGCAGTTTGAGCCGCAGTTGCAGATGTTGCTGCATTGGTAGCTTGTGTACTAGCTGTTGTTGCGGATGAAGCCGCATTGGTTGCTGAAGTTGCAGCCTCACTAGCTTTCGTTGTTGCTGTCGTTGCATGACCAGAAGCAGTAGTCGCAGAACTAGCTGCCGCAGTAGCACTAGAAGCGGCATTCGTTGCCGAGGTACTTGCTTCACTTGCTTTGGTAGTAGCTGTAGTAGCAGAAGCCGCTGCATTTGTTGCAGAAGTACTAGCCTCAGATGCTTTAGTCGTTGCAGTAGTTGCAGAGCTAGCGGCTGAAGTTGCCGAACTTGCAGCATTAGTTGCTTGAGTAGAAGCAGTAGTAGCTGAACTTGCCGCAGCAGTTTCTGAACTTGCTGCCGCTGTAGCAGAACTAGCTGCCGCTGTTGCTGATGATGCTGCCGCTGAAGCACTAGACGCTGCCGCACTTGCTGAAGTCGCTGCTGCTGCCGCATCTACTAATAAATCCCATTTAGCTACATCTGTGTTTGATGAAATTGGTTGCGATCCACTTGAGGTATGATTGGTATTACAAAGATATATATTATTATTGGAAGTATCTTTGATAATATCCCTCTGAACATATGCAGTACTTGTTGCCCAGTTACCTCTGTAGTTACCTATTTCTTGTGAAAATTCTAATCCATTTCCAGCACTGTTTACCGTTAGTAGCTTATTTGCGACCAACTCTGGAAATGTTAAACCATAAGCTGTACTTGTTGATGATTTAGATTTTACTGTATAATTGAAATCTCTTTCATTCTGTTGCATCATAGCAACAATTTTATCTAATTCTGTATTAAGTGTTTCTATTGGGAATTGACCTGAAGCTGGAAAGTCAGTACTTCTAGCTATAGGTAAATCTCTGTAAATTGTATATTTGTCATTTACAGTAGCACCAGAACCAAGGGTTATAGAACCTCCACCAGTTTCTCCAGCACCAGATACAGAGTATTGAGTAACGCCACTAGGACTAGAAGCATAGGTTAATGTAGTATCTACACCACCAGCATTAGTATTAATTACCTTAATATCTGTGGCATTAAAAAACTCAAAAGGAACTGTAAAAGAAGTTTGCGAAGCTGTAGCAGTATATTGTACTCTAGGAGAAGTATCTGATATTGTAATAGATGCCATTATTTTATACCTTTTTCAAAGCTGTCAAAAATTCCGTCTAGGTAAAATATATTCTGTAAAGGTATTAATCTACGCACATTTCTAGCTGTGTGATGATTATGTTCGCCACTTACCCAATCAGTCGTAATATTATATAATTTCTCTAATTGCCCTACAGTTGGCCCTAATACAGCTCCAGCTTTATCAAAGGAATCTGTACCATATGGTCTATTTGCTCCTATAGTGGCCCTTAATCCAATTTTATTATTTGTTAGTCTTTCTATAGAATTATTAACATCCATAAATATACCTAATACTCCTGAACGATCTACACCATTCATTAACTTCTCAGGCATCTTAGTTTTGCTATAATCTCTATTAAATGCTTTATGACGAACCATATCGACTATCATACCCATAGCTATCAGCATAGCTACACCACCATAAAAACTTGCATCATTCTCTTGTAAGCCTCTAACAAACATTCTGTTATATGCTCCCATACCGAACTTCTTATACTGGGCAATAAGTGAACCCATTTCTGTACTCATCCATAAAGGCGTATCACCTTTCTGTGGTGTAACAATAGTTATATTAACATCCCTTTGAGTAGCTAGTCGTAAAGCTCTTTGAGCATCAATATCTGTCCATAAATCAGATTGAGATAATCGTAATTCATCTAATTCTAAATCATTGTATTTACCTGTTTTACCTTGACCATGTTGTTCAAATTGATCAGCTATTTTTCTAGCCATCTTTTCATCAATACCTGAAGCAGCTAATTTCATTTTGTTTTGATCACTAATTATTCCTTTTGCCCAATTTTGAGATTCTTGAATAATACGAGATTGAATAGCTAATGCAGCTTGAGCTTTTGCCCATTGGTTCCATGGACTCATTAAATTTATAACAAAGGAAGCAGCAGTAAACTTTTGGAATCCTTTTTCGAATTTATTAAAAACACCATAAACATTTTCTAAATCAGCATAAGCCATAGCTCTCGTACCGAGTAATATATCCCATGACTCTCCAGCTAATCTTGATTCATTGATTGCCATACTTTGAATTTGTTTCCATTGTTTATTGGAATACTGTTCATAAAAATTACCAAGCGTTCTTCTAAATCCACTTGTCATTACTAATCTTGCCATATCTGGTAAAGCAGCTAAAGCACCAGTTAATTGTGTAACAGCATTAAAGTTTTTAGCTGTTCTTACTGCTTTACTAAATACTCTACTAGGATTAGCAGGAATACCATATGTTCCTCTAATTAAATCTCTAGCATTTTCTAAATCTCTAACAACAGCTTCAGCTTCTTTTTGAATTTCTAACTTTTTCTTTTTTGTTTTAGCTCTAGTATATTTTAATTTATATTCAGCTAATACTTCTCCTATTCCAATATTCTTACCCATGTATCCACCCCACATAGTTTGATCACCAAATACATTTGCTAGGTGAACATCAGGGCCGACACTTCTATTATAGACTTGCATTAAAGCCATAATATCATCTTCTATCCAACCATCTATCATCCATTGTTTATAATCAAGATTAAGTTTTCTTGCTTTTAAATGACCTGATAGACCAACTGGATTTAAAACAACTTCTAAATTGTAATCATCATAATTCTTTTTTAAATCTACTTCGGTTCTACGCATTGGTTCCCATGCTGTTTCACCTTTAAAACTTTCTACAATTTCATCTATTTCTTTTTCTGTTAATTTATCTCCATGAGATTTTCTAATAGATGCTTTAGCATACTCATCAAATGCAGCTTCTTCTGCTAAGATTCTATCCTTTTTAACAAAAACATTTAGATAGTTTTTTCGTCTAACATTTTTTTTAAGAGCTTCTAAATATTCTTCTTGCTCTAAAACCATCTTTCTAAGTTTTGCAACTTCATAATATTTTCCACGAATTTCAATTTCTTTTTTTAATAAAGGGCCTTTATATGTTTTTAATTCTTCCCAAGTCATAATAGTCTTATCTGCTTTACGAAGTCCTAATAATTTTTCTTTCAAGAAGTTAATATTTCTTTCAACACCCCTTTCCATAATTTTAGATTCTTGGATTCTATCTGCCCATATTTTATAAAACTCTCTTACCTTTTGAGCAGCAGCCATTACCTGAGCATTATCTTCTATTGTATCATCCATTACCGCAAGAGATACCCTTCTTCTAAAATCAGTTAAAGAAATTCTGTCAGTTTTATTTTTCTGCATTTTATTCCATTTCTTTTGTTGACGAACAACTTCTGACATAGCTGTTCCTAAGAAATATCTATCTAATGCCATCTTTTCTTCGATAGCAAATTCAGTAGCAATACCTTTAATATTTTTATTTCTAATAAAAGGTAAATGTAATACTTGGTTCATTACTTTAATAGCAGCCAAGTTTCCTGAATTAACTATTCGAGCAACTGGATTCCAATTACTACCTTCTCCTATTTTAGAAATAATTGTAGGTTTAAATCTTTCATCAGCAATATTTTCTAATAATGCTTTTTTATTTTTTATTGTTTGTAAATGATTTGCTTGAGTCCACATATCTCCTTTTTTAGTTGTATGCTTCCAAGCAATCTTACTAACTCTTACTTCATAAGCCTCCTTGCCACCTTTTTTCCAATTTTTTCTTTCAATAGCATTAGGTCTTACATACAAATGAACCAATTCATGATTAATGATATATTCTTTAAATTGTTCAAAACTTGTCCATTTTTTTCCTTTAACTAACCAAGATGTTTTATCTTTCCATAACTGTTTAATAACATGATTATTAAATGTAACAACACCAGCACCAGATTCATCATATGATTGTTTAGCGGCAGTTGGTTTCCATGTTCCATTTTTGTAATTAATGCTACCATCTTTATTTTTCATTTCAGCTTTAATAGCTTTATTACTAATAGTAACAACTTCTCCTGTTTGTATATTTCTCCATTTATCTGTTGGGCCATCTTTATAGGTAAAAGTTTTACCATTAAGACTTCCTTTAAAATCTGCTATTGCAGCACCATCTTCTAAATCATCTGCTAATCTTTTTTTATCTTGCCAAGTTAATTTATTTTTAAATCCATTACCAAGAATAAGAGGAAATAGAAAAGCACCACCAGTTATGTATGCACTTTCTTCTAATGTTCTATCAGGATTAAGTCCGTGTTTTATAACTTCTTGTCCAGCTTCTAATCCAGCAGCTCTTTTAGCTGTACTCCATCTACCTCCAGTAAACACATATTTACCAGCTCTAGTAAACCATAACAAAGCTGTAGGGTCTGTTAATCCACCAAGTATTCTTCCCATCCAATAGGCAGGCCCTTGAGCTTCATGTTGAGCCTCACTATGAAACTTTCTTATAAGAGCTTGTGATTGTTCTTTGCTTGTTGAGTATTTAAAATAATCTATATACTGTGAATAAGGTTCTAAGGATGGATCATCCATATAGTTATAACTCGCATCAAAGGTTGGAGCTTGAGGAGCTTCTGTTGCTATACTTGCAGAGTATAACATAGCTCCTAAATTTTCATCTTTAAAACCTTCTGTAAAAGATTCCCATGATGGATGGTCAAAAATAGAATCTTGTAAAATATTAAATTTTAATCCGTCTTGTTTTAGGGTTTCTTGTTCTTTTTCAAACCCTACAATATTTTCATACGGATCAGGAAATTCTGTTTCAGCTACAGATGGATTACGCCATTGGCCCATTAGAAATTATATTTACCTTTGCTTGTCGCACCCCACATATTAACATGATAAGCATGACGAGCTTTATTAACATAGAAAGGTTCTAATCTTTTAAGCTCATTATAAACTCCATAAGTATTTCCTTCTTGGATATAATTATAAATAGGACTATCTAATCCAGCGTGTTCTAAACCTAGATTAGCAATTAAGTCTACCATTACTTCTCTCTGTAAAGGAGTAATAATAACATCACCATATAAGTCGTCATATTGTGTAGTTGCTAAATCATATTTCTCATCTAATAATTGATCATAATGATGAACAGGGATACCTATTTCACCATTCATTAATTTTTCTATATCACTATCTGTGTAATCCATACTTTTTAATTTATTAATACCAGCTTCATCTAATTGTAGATTAGGCCCAATAGCTTTATAGCTATTTATATTTTTTAAATTATCTATATATTTTTGTTCATACACATAAAAATTATCACCCACTCTATTTTGAAAAGGAACATCAAATGCTTGAGCCACACTTTTAAATTTAGTTTTAGCTAATAATGGTTGAGGATTTTCTATTTCGTTTTTCTTTTTATTAATTTCTAATGCTACCTTTTTTTGATTCTTAGTTGCTATTTCTACCCATGTATCAATATCTTCCCAATCAGAAAATACATCTTTAAATCTTTCTATATTGTTTCCAATAGTAGCAATAAATCCATTAATAGCACTAATCATTTGATGGTCGTTTTCACCTATCTTTCCACTCTCTACTTTAACCCATCCATCCTTATCCATTTTACCAGCAAATCCAGCAGTACCTCTACTTTTACCAATATAAGTCCATAACTCTTTTGTTCCATCATCTGTAATTCTAGTTTGATATAAGCTAGATAATTGTTCCATAGTATTATCAGCAACAATTTTTCTTTTAATAGATTCTACACTAGCTTGATTTGTATTGGTTAATAAGTTTCCAGTAGGTGACCAAGAATAACCATAGTTTTCAGGATTGCGTAATTCTTTCCAATCACCTTCTCCTGATACATCAATCATAATATGCCATTGAGGAGTATCAGTAAATCTTGATCTTTCGTCAAACTTAAATCTTATTCCCCCTTCTTCAAATAAAGTATTTAAATTATCTAATTTTTCTCCATAATCAGCAGTACCCCAAAAATCTTCTGCTGCTTCAAAATCCATAGCATTTGTCATAGCCATAGTTTCTATAATAACATTTGCTCTTAATGTTTCATTATTCCATCCAGTATGTTTTTGTATTCCATTATCTGTTAAGACCACACCTCTTTGATTAAACTTATGAGGATCAAACATATAATTTTCAAATTGCATATCTCCTGAGTTTAATCTTGAATACACATTATAAGTAGCAGCTTCTGCTAATTGTTCCATTCCTTCTTGATCAAATATACCACCTTTATCTCTACGCATCAGCATAGTTTCCATTTCATTACGAATCATGGTGTTTAATACATCTTTATTATTATCTAAAGCATCACGAATAGTACTAGCTGTCCATGTCCACCATGTCGCTTGTTCTTCTCCAAACTTTTGTATATTTTCATTTGTTAATTCATACTTCCAACTTTCTAATGATTTAGGAAGTAATATTTTTTTCCATGCTTCCATTGACCATACCCAGTCTTTTTGATCTGTAATATGATCGTTTATTTCTGCAATACGAGAATCTAACCATTGATTGTCTGCATCCCAAGTAGCTATCATATCAATAATCTTATCTTCTTCTAATTCATTTGGTTCAAAGTATCTGTTAAACCTATCAATAGCATCAGTTAAATTTCCAGTTTCTAATACTTCTGCTGCATCTTTTAATGCCATATAAGTATCACCATCTAATCCAACACCAAATCCAAGAGTATTACTTAAAGTAATTAGTCCTTTAAATTTATTAACTTGATCAGCACTTTCAGCATTTACTTTACCCATAGCTTGTACCGTTTTAATAAAGTTTGTTGGATACTGTCTTGTCTTTTGAAAAGCTAATTGAAAATTATTTAAAACAGGATCAACATTAAAAGCTCTACCACTTTCAACAGCAGTAGACATTCTTTCTATAATTTCAGAACCACTAATTTCTGCTTGTAAAGTATTAAAGTAAAAAGCATCTACTATATCTTGCTCTGTTCCAAACTCTTGATTTCTTCCAACAATATCATGCCAAGAAAATTTGTTTTCTCTTAATGCATCAAAGTCGTCAATTAACTGATCTCTAAGAGCTAGTTTATTAATTGCTTGTTCAACTTTAACTGGATTAGGGTCAGATGTTCCATCCCCATTAAATTTTGTATAAGAAAATTCTATTTCATCTCTACTAGGAGCAATAAAGGATGCACTCATATCATTAAATGAACCTAAACCATCACTCTCCCACATAGCTGTTTTTAAACTATTAGTTAAATTTTTCTGATCTATAACTTGTGACCATCCTAATTTAGAACGATTATATTTTGCATTAACTTGTGATTCAGCAAAACTTCTTATTTGATCTCTTTCAGCTTGAGAATGCTCATCACTTGTCCAAGCATTTAATGCAGCACCTATTCCTGTTTTTGAATTAGCAAATTCTCCATTCCACCAATCATTAATAAATTCCATAGCAGTAGCTTTTTCTGCTTCTCTATTTGCTGGATCACCAGAAATAATAAACTTAGCAAAAGCTCCTAGAATATGAGAATCTAATGTTGTGCGTTGTTTATTTAATTCAGCAAGAACATCAGTTTCATTATAAATATCAGGATACATTTGAGTTAAATTAAGTAAACTTGCTTGGTATTCTTCAAACTGTTTATAAAGAGGCCCCATTACAAGTTCCATTTGACCAATTATATCTCCAGCAACAGCTCTTTTACTTAAATGTTCTTTATCAAATTCTTCTGTTCCCCATAAACCTTGCAGCATTACATCTACTTCGTCTGTAGGAATATTTAATCCATCACCTAATTGATTAATTAATTGTACTGCATTACTTAAACCTGATTCCCATGACTCTGTTTGTTTGCCCCAGCTTTCAGCCGAATGAATTTTTCTTGCTTCTTTAGCAGCCGAAACATAATTTGGAAGAAAGGCTGCACTAGATTTAGTTTCAAATTCTAATAAAAAATCACCTATTAATACTCCATCACGATCTTTAAGTTGTTTAGGAAATTCTTTTCCACTTGTGTATCCTTTTTTCCATGCTTCCCATTCTTCTGCTAATGCAGCTGGATCAGCAATATGTTTTAATGCTAGTTGCTCTATCTTACTATTAATATCAAGATTAATAATTGCTTTCATGCTATGAACATAATTTTTGTTATTAGCATCTTCTATTGCTTGCTGTTTTTTTAATTTTTCTTTAGCTATTCTTTCAGCTTCTTTTTTTTGTGCAGCAGATAAAGTTTCTAAAGTTTTTCTATTAAATCTATCTTTATCTAACTGATATTTGTAATTTGTAATTTTTTCTGTAGAAGATAATTGTAACTGTTCTAATTCTAAATCTTGTTTATGTGCTTCTAACTCTGCTAAAGGTTGAACAACATCTAATGCAGCACCAAAGAAATCTGTTCCTCTAGGTTGTTTTCCCATACGAGAAAAATCCTGACTGATAGGCAGTTGTACTTTTTTATCGCCTCTAGTTAAAGCCATTAATAATCTCCACCAAATTCTCTAGTTTTTAACCAATATCTGTCATAAGCATTTTTATAAACAGAAAGACTTTTAGGTCTAATATCAGGATCATAATTAAATAAATCTCTACGAGAAGTAAAATGTCCTTTTCTATTCATACTAAATCCTGTTTTAAATTTAGTTTCTCTTTCAATACCAGCTTTAACAATATCTTTATGTTGTTTATTTAAAGCTATTTGATGTAAAGATATTTTTGTTTGAACAGCAGTTGATAGAATATTCCACATATCAGCTTGTCTACTACTAGCTATTCTAGAATTAAATTCATCTGTCATGCTCATAGTCATTAATTTAATATCATCTAAATCGCTTTCTTTTTTTCTACCTACTTCTTGTTGAATAGCTCTAAAAGTACCTGAATATTCAGGCATAGCTCCTGAAGAAGAATATACTGCATAGTTTAACTTTTCAGTTTCTATCCAATCTCTCCATGTATTATTATAATCTTTAGCTCCCTTAAGCTCATTCATTAAACGTTGAGAACGTAAAGAAGCTCTATAAGCCTTACCGCCAAAGAAAGTACTGCCTATATTTAATCCAGCTGCTACAACAGTATATATACTATAAGGGTCTGCCATTTATTTAAATTGTAACTCCAACGCCATACCCAACACTTTAAGCGGTAATGGATCGTTTTGGGTGATTGTAACTGTGGGTGCTCTATCGTACCCAAGGAAGAAAAATTCTTTTCTATCTGTAACTGGTTGTAAATCTTCATCGACATTCAAATTCACTTGTTGTATCACTAATTCATGCTCCGTGCCAGTACTAGGCGATTTTATCCTTAAATCTAATGCACCTGATATATCAGCTACGCAACGCACTATTCTTCTAAATTCACCTGACAATGGGCCAGTATCTAATTCCTTATCGACAGGCATAGTTTCTAAAGTAGGAGAAAAGTTAAATCCTACTTTTACTCCAGTAGGTTGTGGTAGGTTAATTAGAGTAATTCTATCATTTGAATCTACTGTATAGCTTCCAAGTGAACTGTTTCCATAGACTGCATTGACTGATGTACTATTTCCGTAAATAGCATTAACTGTATGAACAAATCCTTTAACAATAGTAATCGCTGCATTATCAGCTGGTGTTGCGGCAAGATTCTGGTCTAATTGTAAATCATATCCTGATGCTGTAGCTGTAACTGCTGTTATAGCGTATATAGTTGCATTACCAGCAATACTGAATGTTTCTTGTACTTGAGGAGCTGTACTAAATCCATCTACAGATAATGTATTACCACTTTGACTACCCCCATTAACCAAAGGTGTACCTTTTTGATATACAGTAGTAGTTGATTGACAATCCATATGAGTAGAATCATCTTCTCCAAATTTTTCTAATAAATATTGTGTACTTCCACCTATATCTCTTTTTGCAACAGTAAATAAGTTTTCATTGGCAGCAGCAATAGAATGAAAATAATCTCCACTTTTTGTTTGCCACAATGACCACCCTTGTATTTCTTCATCACGAATACTGTGAAATACAGCAATAGAACCATTATAAGTAGAACCACTATTAAGAAACAAAGCATAGTTTTCTGGTCTACTTGCAGTTCCTTCTATTTGTGCTAAATCTTTAGGAGTATCAATAAGGTGTGATGACATTACCGAAAGGTTAGTAGACCTATATCCACCTTCTACTTCTGTATAAATAAATTCTCTAATTGATTGTCCGTTCTTTTGAACAAACAATGTACCTCCATCAAAGAGAGAAGGTCTAGTTCTATTACATCCGTATAGGCTTTGTCGTCTAAAGACTATGTTTGTAGGAAGTATAGCAGCTGTATCAGATGAAGTAGGTACAAACCATTCACCACCATCTGTAAATATTTGTAAGTTTCTTCCTGAATATAGATGTCTTACTTCGTTTACTTTATCACCAGCAATAGCTACATTAATTGAATCTGTAGGACTTCCTGTTCCTACATCAAAATTAAAATACTCTCCTACTTTAGAAGCTAAAATTGCTGCTGGTTTTTGTTTTACTCCACCAAACCACAATCTATTATCATGAAAAGTAACTGCTTGTGGATAGCCTCTAACAGCAGATATTAATTGTTCATCCCAATCTGTATCAGCGCTTGTACCAGCTAATGTTTCTAATATTGTAACTGCTACTTCTGTGGCACTTGTATATCCAGTTATTTTACATTGTTTACCACCAATACGAATGTATGTGCCATTATGAGCAGACTCAAATGCGTTTGCACTTGCAGTTACAGTTACTCCTGTACCTGATGTTGCAGCTGGTGTTAAAGTTATAGAAGAATCAGCATATTTATAAAATGGCTGGTTGCTTTTATTTACACCTCCTACTGTTACTGAATCATCTTCTTCAAACTCAAATGCAGATACACTAAATGAAGTAGCACTTGTTCTTTTTAATTGTCTTATAGGATTATCTCTATGTGTAATAAATACGGTGTCACCAAATTGTGCAAAGTTTAACTGAAATAATTGAGCTGTAGTCCAGTTACAATTAGCAGTAATATTGCTCTGGATTACAGCTCCAGCACTTGAATAAACATCTAACCGATTGTTAGAAAGCGCAAATATTGCTACCTCATCTTCAGAAAAAATGAAAGGAATTATTCTACATTCTGCTGGAAGTGTTGCTTTATATTCAGTTCCGGGTCTCCTCATTACCCCACCAGTATTCATAATTAACCAGTTTCGACATTGTTTAGCTCCTTCAAAATAAGCCTTAGTATCTGTTCTTGATGATAATATAGGATCAAGTTCTCCAGCAGAATAATGTGTAAGAACAGTACGAAGTGTTCTAGCCATTTTAGACTGCCGATCTAGTTGATTGTCTTAAGTTAATATATCTATTAGTATCTAATTTTTTCGTAGTTTGTTGCTGTGAATCTATATTCTTTGCAATCAAATACTGTCTTTCAGCTTTATCTGAAAACTCTCTAATCATTCCTGAATCTCTTGCTATTGCTCCAGCATATATAGATGCTAAATGATATTCAAGGGCAAGACGAAAGTAAGGAGGAAATTCACTTTCGTCTTGCCTGTAGATATAATCCATAATTAAGGTCGAACCACTACCATAATCATTTACATATATCTTATCTTCGTATCTGTTAAAGTTTATATTATAATCATTAACTGTAACAGCTATTATATTTAAAACCTGTGGATTAGCTGGTATTTGATATGCGTAAGAATATCTACCAGCTGGAGTATCTGCTAATAAAGATAGTTGTTTTTGTCCTGTTGCAAATCTCCATCTATGTCTAGTTAAGCTAGACTCTACAATTTCTTCATAAATATTATTGGTAACTTCTGCTTCTGTGCTGTCGTCTGTAAAAGAAGATATTGGTTTTGCACCAATCATAATTAAAGCTCTAGTTGCTATATCTACTTTTGTAACTGCCATAATTTATATTTAGCTAGAGGGGGAATAATCCCCCTCATAGTTGTTTTTCCTATGCAAGAGCTACTGTAGTAACAGTAGTTGCTCCTGTTTCAGAAGTAACTGTAATCACATCCATTTCATGTGTTCCACCTACACCGATTGAACAAAGGATAACATCACCTTTGCTTAATTCTTTGTAAGCTGAATTGAAATAGCCTGACGCTACAACAGCAGCTTTTGCGTCACCATCAGTATAAAACCATAGTGCGTTTCCAGCTCCCATTCCAGCGATTTTTTTAATCGGATTTGCTGATGCGTATGCCATTATCTACCTCCTACTCTGCACATTTCTGTACTCTTATACCATTAGTATCGATAAGAATCGAACCCATAGATAAGTACGAAGTTAATAAGTGAGATACTTTCTCAGGGATATAGTTAGCTTCTGTTCTAACTTCTGATCCAACACCTAGACCCATAGATGATTTGTGCCATGCTACAGTGTGTCTGTCAGTTGAACCTGAAGAATCAAGACCAGAATGAACAAAAGTAAGGAATCCAACGAATTTCTTAGCAGTATAGTTCATACCACCAAAAGGTAATTCGCCAGAACCAATGTACTCAAGTCTAGTCCATTGATCGTCAGCTAATAAGTCTGCCCATTGATTAGGGCCGATTGCCCAGTATCTTTGACCATCATCAGGAACATCATTAGTTCCGAAAAGCGCTTGCATTTCTTTGAACTTGTCAATGTTCATATCAGTTGATACAGTACCGCCTTGTGCACCAGCGTTGTTAGCTAGTGTAGTAGCAGAACTCATAGCATCTGTGATGATTGAATCTGTTTTACGACCAAGAGCATATGCTGCGTTATTCGCAATAACAGCTCTTTCGTCAATATTAGTTTTAAGCTCATCTAATTTGTCTACATAGTCAGACGCATAGAAGTCAGCTAGAGTTGCAGTAACATTAGTATGAGAGATATTCATAGCTACTACTTCAGCGTGTCTCGCTTTAGAAGTTGCTTCTCCCGTACCTACTTTTTGGAACTTAACTGATTCTCCTGATACACCATTTACTACACGAACAAGATTCTTTAGCTTAGAACCCATTCTTTGATATGCCATATGTACTTCAGCTTCGAACTGAGTAATAAAAGCATTAGTAATACTTGCACTCATAAAAATCTCCTATTTTTAAGTACGTTACCAGTTATCTTTAGAGAATCGTTTAAGTTATCCCTTATGGGCTTAATGTGTTTCAATAAAGGCCTTCAGGATACAGGTATAAATATAGTTATTAATTTTTCTCAACGCACATTATGTAGTCTTTGCGTTAATTCTTTTAAAAGAAAAGGATTATCTCTAAAAGCAGCAGTTAATCCATTAGCAATATTATTAACCACTATTTCTTCTTTTGAATCAGAATCAAGCGGTTGTCCTGATTGTGTTAATCCATAATAATAAGCAATAGCATGGATTATTTCATGGATAAGCGTACAGCTATAATCTAAATTAGAAAGATTATCTGTTATAACTATACTATTCTTCCTATGATCAAATTCGCCATAGGAATCAATTTCATTTTGAAAATTAGATTGTTGGATACCAAGCGTGAGTTCTTGGTATCCTATTTTTATTTTATTGTTTGTTGAAGGTTTTTTCATAGAGTTCAGTTACTCTCTTAATGTAAGCTGGGTCTTTCGCCCCATCTTTCCAATATCGAGGGTCTGCCATCATAGAACGTAAATCTAAAGCATCAGGTGCAGCTTCTATCACTGATTCTTTTGGTAGAGGTGCATCCTTATTTAGATTCATTATTTCTTCAATCGCTTTGATACCTTCTGATGTTTGGGCAACTGATCTAATTGCGTTATAAGCATCTTGGGAAAGGTATTTCTTTGACCAAGCATTTGCTGCTTCAACTCTTTCTTTAGAATTATCCCCCAGTTTACGCATTTCCTCATTTGGATCAGGCGTATTACTGAGCTCGTTCTTAACAAAAGCGCTAATACCTGAATTAAACTCATCTTGATTTAATCCTCTCTCTTTAGCAAAGCCTTTCCACCATTCAAGAATAGGTTGATCTTCAGATACTTGAAAATCTACCCCTTCTGGCATATCATCTGGTGCTTTGACTTCATAATTTTCAGGCGCATTAGCTTTAATTTCATTAGCAATATCTTCTCTAACAGACTTTGCTAAATCTTCTGTT